ATGGCAGCACGCGCACCAATCGAAAAAAAGCCGCTGCGAGAAGAGCCACGGGCGCGGCTCACAGGAACCCGCAGGCAACGAATTACTAAGTTGCTACTCGACATTGAAAAGCGGCTCGATATTCAGAATAGTAAGGTGACGCTGGCGGATTTTATCCGCCTAACACAGCTTGAGCGAGAGCTGGAGGAAGAGGAGCGGCCTAGGGAGATCATCGTCACGTGGAAAGATCCAGCGGAGAAACGCTGCGGATTGAAATAGATTATGTACCCCTTCCTTCGCAGAGTACGTTTCATGCTTCGACGGCAAGATTTAAAGGGTTTTCGGGGCCGATTGGCTCGGGAAAGAGCCAGGCGCTGTGCCAGGAGGCGATCCGGCTGAGTTACTTGAATCCAGGCAGGCAGGGCTTGGTTGGCGCCCCGACTTATCCAATGTTGCGAGATGCAACATTAACCAGCTTCCTTGAGGTATTGGAAAGTAACCGGATCCGACATCAGCTGAATAAGTCGGAATCGGTGCTGTTGATGAAAGACACCGGCTCGCGGATCTATTTCCGCGCCGTGGACGACTTCGAGCGTTTACGTGGCACGAACTTAGCCTGGTTTGGCCTGGACGAGCTGACTTACACGACCGAAGAAGCGTGGTTGCGGCTGGAAGGCCGTCTACGGGACCCACGGGCATCGCGCCTGTGCGGATTCGCCGTATGGACGCCGAAGGGATTTGATTGGGTATACCGGAGATTCGTCAGGAATGTAATAGCCGGATATGACGTGGTGATGGCGAGGCCGTTCGAGAACAGTCACGTTCTGGACCAAATCCCGGACTTTTATGAACGGCTGCGAGGAAGCTACGATCCGAAGTTCTTCGAGCAGGAGGCGCTGGGCGAATATCTTAACGTCCAGGCGGGTGTGGTTTATCAGGGCTTCCAACGTAAGCGGAACCTTCGGGAAGTAGAGATCGATGGAGCGCTGCCGTTGTTCTGGGCGTTGGACTTCAATGTGGACCCGATGAGTTCGATTGTCGCGCAGAAGCGTGGTGAAGAGATCCTGGTGCTGGATGAAGTGGTGCTCAGCAGGGCCAGCACAGTGCAAGCATGCGAGGAGTTTCATGCGAGGTATCCGAATCATCAGGCGGGCATTGTGATTTACGGAGATGCATCCGGACAGAGGCTTCAGACGGCGGGAACGACGGACTACCAGATCATTAAAGAATATTTTCGGCGGACGGCGTATCGGAATCTGAAGTTTCGCGTGCCGCCAAGCAATCCGAGCGTTCGGGAGCGGGTTGCTCTTGTCAACGCGAAATTGTTTTCGGCCGGCGAGGAGGTTCGTTTGTTGATCCATCCTCGGTGCAAGGGGCTGGTAGAGGACTTTGAAGAGGTGACGTTTAAGCCTGACACAGGCGTAATCGATAAAGAGCGGGATTCGAAGAGGACGCACTTGTCGGATGCGCTGGGCTACTTGATCTGGCAGGAGTGCCGGCCACGGGTGGTGTTCGGCGAGCAGAGCCGAAGGCTGCTTTAACCGCGAAAGAATACCTTGATGAACATTGGAAACGTTGGTCCCGATATCACACACGAGCATCCAGAGTATGCCGCGAAGAGAGCGATGTGGAGGCAGTATCGCGATCTCTACGCAGGGGGCGAGCAGTTCATTGCCAGCGCCGATCAGTACCTGGTCCGGCGGCAGAAAGAACCAGGAGACGTGTATGTGGAACGGCTGAGCCGTAGCTTTTACGAGAACTATGTGGGCTCAATTGTGGACTGGTACACGGCGACGCTTTTCCGGAGGGAGCCAGGTCTGAACTTCGAGGGAAACAGCGAGCGGTCGAAGAAGTTTTTCGGCATGTTTGCGGAGGACTGCGATCTCAAGGGCACGAACTTAGCGGAGTTCTTCCGGCGGCAGTTCGTGGAGGCGCTGGTATGCGGCAAGAGTTTCGTGTTAATTGACTTCCCACGGTTGAATCAACCAGTGGGCACGCGGGCCGAAGAAGATGAGCGCGGGGCGTCACGTGCGTACTTAGTGAGTTATGCGGCGGATGAATTAATTAACTGGAGTTACGACGATCACGGACAGTATCAATGGGTGGTACTGCGAACGCGAAGTTTGCGCAAGGACAAGCTGGAAGATGCCGGGTGGTGGAAGCAAACGCGCTGGGTCTACTACGACAAGGAGAAGTACCGCATTTACGAACAAGTAGAAGAAGGGACCGGGCAGGGGCGCGTGGAAGTTGTAGCCGAAGGACGCCATGGGCTGGCGAAGCAGTCGCGTGTACCGCTGGTCGAACTGAGAGTGTCGGAAGGGCTGTGGTTATTGAACAAAGCGGCGTCCTTGCAGCTTGAGCACTTCAACAAGTCCAACGCCTTGGGATGGGCGCTGACGATGGGCTTGTTCGCGATGCCGGTGATCTACTCGGAGCGCGACTGGGATCAAGTCATGGGCGAGTCGTACTACATCCAACTCGGACCGCAAGACCGGTTCGGCTGGACAGAGCCTCAGGGAAATGTCTACCAGATTGCGGCTGACAATCTGACAAGACTGCAGGAAGAGATTTACCGCGTTTGCTATGTAAGTCACGCGGGCGGTCCGCTATCGGGAGGCACGGCGCAGTCGGGGGTGAGTAAGCAGCGTGACTACGCTATCACGCAGGAAGTGTTGCGAGCCTACGGCGACGCGGTCAAGGATTCACTGAAGCGGGTGCTACGCGCGGTTGAAGCAGCGCGAGAGGACGGATTGAGCATCGATGTGTCGGGCATGGATGAATTCGACATCGGCGATTTTGGAACGGAGTTGGCGGACGCCCAACAGTTGTTGGGCTTGGGCATTAATTCCCCGACGCTAAGAAAACAAGTGTTCAAGAAGCTTGCGTTTCAATTCCTGTGCGATGTGCGGCAAGAGGTGAAGGACCGGATCGGGCGCGAAATCGATCAGGAACAACCATGATTCGTGTGTTCTGGCGGGTTTACTTGGGAGGCATATGGAAGAGGCAAAGACGGAGGGGACGGAGTTGCGTTCGCTGATACGGGGCGTGATTGATGAGTTTGTCCACGCTGAGCAGGTGAAGGCGGAGCCGGCCTACAAGGCGGAGTTGCTGGATGAGCGCAAGCGGCGCGAGGACTTAGAGCGGCGGGTGAACGATCTAGTGCAGGAAAATGCGCGCAGCCGACAAATGGCGGAAGAGGCGGAGCGAGGCTCGTCGATTCGCACCGAGCTACAACGTTTGGGAGTAGCCAAGGTCGACCTGGCGTATCGGGCGGTGAAAGATGACGTTCACCGGCGCGACGATGGCCAATTGATCGCGCGGAGTGGTCCAGCAGAAGTATCTCTGCGTGATTACTTGAAGCAATTTGTCCAAGAGAATCCCGAATTGTTGCCGGCACGTATCACTGGCGGATCGGGGATGGGATCGGGGCCGAAGGTCGCCTCGAATACAGGCGCAATCGATCTGGACAAGATTCGACCGGGGATGAGTCCGGAAGAACTGGAGAAGGTTCGCCAAGAGATCTCGAGGGTGGCAAGTCAAGCACTGCGAGGCATGTGAAAAGGGCGCCGTTAGGCGGATCAAGCAACAGGGTGCCAGGATCGGTGGAAGCATAACAAAACGAGGTAAAGGTTAATGGGAACAATTACATCAGCAAATGTAGCAAACGCGATTGTGAAGCTTGTCGCGGTGGACGCCTTGCCGGCGCTTGTGAGCAACCTGGTGATGGGCAACTTAGTCAATCGCGACTATGAGCCAACGCTCGCTAATGCGGGAGATACGGTAAACGTGCCGATTCCTCCCACTTTAGTTGCGAACAACATCGCGGAGGGCGGCACGGTTCAGACGCAGAATCCGAACTTAGGGAACGCGCAGCTGGTGCTGAACACGCACGCAGAAGCGACGTTTCAGATTCCCGATATCACAAAGGTACTGGCGGTGCCAGACTTGCTGAAGCTGTACATGCAACCGGCCGTGGTTGCAATCGCGGAACGGATTGAATCGGACATTTTGAGCCTGTACTCGCAGTTCAGCTCGAATACGGCGGTGGGTACCGCGGGTATCGCGCTCACGGAAGCTACCGTGGACCAAGCTGAGACGGCGCTGTTCCAAGCGAAGGTGCCGGCGGTTGCGAGTAAGTACCTGGTGGTGGATCCGACGAGTTACTCCGCAATGAGACAGATTCCTCGCTTCAGCGAATACTACTCCGCCGGCGACGCAGGCTTGCGGGCACTGGTGGACGGTGCCGTGGGCAAGATCAAGGACTTCTTCGTATTCCGCTCTCAACTGGTGCAAAAGACAGGTAGCGGGCCAGTGAACACTCACAACCTGGCCTTTTCGAGAGACGCGATTGGACTGGTGATTCGCAGGCTCCCACAACCATTGCCGGGGACGGGCGCAATCGCGGAATATGCCGAAATGGGCAATTTTGGAATCCGGGTGGTGATGAGCTACCAGCCGAACACGCTGGGGCAGCAATTCACCGTCGATGTCTTGTACGGAACGGCGGTTCTTCGAAACTCGTTTGGAGTGCAAGTGAACAGCTAGCGGCCGGGTAGATTGAAGGGGCCAACGCGGATGGGTGCAAGAAGCGTCTGTCCGCGCGGAGGAAGGGAGCGGGATGGATTTACGCGTATTTTTTCAAAAGCTACGAAGAATCGAGCAGGAGATTCTGGACCCTCATGTGGTGATGGTAAGTCACGAAACGCCTGACGGAGGCCGACCGGGGCAACTCGCCGAAGTTTCAAGGAGCATTGCAGCGCGGCTTATCTTAGAGGGACATGCTCACCTAGCGACTGCGGAGGAATCCGCCGAGTTTCGGGCTGCCGCACGAAAAGCGCTGGAAGAGGCGCAACAGCGGCTGGTGGCGGATAAGGTCCAAGTCAATGTAATCTCTGACGCGGATCTGCGAGCAATGAAGAGCGCATCGCGATCGGACAAGCGGTAGGGGGCGACAACAACGATGGCCCTGTTTAGCGATGGACCCATCAGCGACGCGGCGGACCTTCAACGGTATGAGAACGCCATCCTTAACGTTGCCAGCGCGGAGAGCATCGACTTAGGGTCGAAGATTATGCTCGCCCAGGAGGATCTGGCGAACGAGGTGCTATTGTTTCTTCTTCGGCGGTCGTCTCTTCGTGAGTTTTCACTGGGATTTCGCCGTCCGCGAGGCGTGAAGGATATTGTGGTCACCGATCCGATGCGGCAATGGCACGTTCACAGAACCCTCGCGCTGGTGTATCGAGACGCATACAATAACCAGCTCAACGACCGGTATCAGGGTAAGTGGGCCGAATACGAACAACTCGCGAAGGTGAGCGCGCAGACTTACTTTCAGCTCGGAGTTGGATTAGTGGCCGATCCCGTTCCAAAGGGCTCTGCTCCCACGCTTTCCAGTGTGGCAGGGACCGCAGCTGGTGGAATGTTCTTCGTGGCGGTGACGTGGGTGAACGGGGGGGGCCAAGAAGGGGCTCCGAGCGAGCTGGTTCCCTTGGGCACTTCCGACGGTCAGCAACTTGCGGTGACCGTCAGCGGACGACCACAAAACGCGACCAGTTGGAACGTCTATGTTGGAACGTCACCGGACACGTTGTACCTGCAGAACCAAAGTCCTCTAGGCACTAGCAGCAGTTGGACGATGACCTCAGGGCCAAATCCGGGAGTAGCGTTGCCGACGGGCCAGGAGCCGACCTGGTTCATTGTGGATCATCGCGTAATCGAGAGGGGCTGAGTATGCTTCAAATCGCGGGATCGAGCACACAGAAAGTGTTGGGAGTGCTGGCTGCCGAAGGCGGACTGCCGGCGGCGGTAGAAGCTTTGGTTCTCCAGCAAGGAATGAAGTTGCCTGCCGTCGCGCCGCAGCAGATTATCGCGCAGAACGTAGCGGCGGATTTGGCTGAGCAGAGCACGATCAGTAACTATCCTTTGGTTTACGTTTACTGCAACAAAGTGGTCAACGAGCTTCGCGAGAAGTTTCGTACATTCTCTGGCGACGCTCAGATGGTTGTGGAAGCGCGCGTTTCGCAGGATCGGCTTGATCAGATAGAAAGGAACTTGCAGGCTTATGTGGACGCCATCACGCAGGTGTTGGACAACAGTCGTGGTGATTGGGGAGATGGCGTGTTTTTTGCCGGCGGATACGAGATTACGTTTGGCGGAGTGAAGCACGGTGGGCGAAACTTTCTGCAGATCGCGAAAGTCGCGTTTGTTCTGGAGATCAGCGCAGGTTAGCGCGTAGCTTAGACTTCCTATGTCCTACATCCTTTCGAATGACAATCGGTTTTACATCGCTTTGGAGCAAAGCTACGGCGCAGCCGCGGCGATCAGTGCGAGTAATCGAATTCCCGCAGTGAAGTTGACGACGAAGCAACAGACGGCGAAGGTGCAGCGGGCGGACAAGACAGGGTCGAGAACGTTTGCGGGAAATCCCAGCGGGCTGCGACGACAGACGAGCTTCGGGTTGAAGACGTACATGGCGAATTGGGCCGATCCTACCACCGTGCCTCCCCACGGGCCTCTGTTTCAGGCTTGTTTGGGTGGGTCTGCGGCACAATCGGCGGGGGGGACTGTGGCGAGTGCGAGCGGCTCATCGAGTATGGCCTTCACAGCGCCGCATGGGCTGGCGCCTGGAGCAGCAGTTACTAGCGGAGGAGAGATTCGGTTTGTCACGGTAGTTATGGATGCCAACACCCTTCAACTCAATGCTCCCTTTTCGGTTACTCCAACGGCGAACTCGCAAACAGGGCCGACGGCGATGTATCAGGCGGCCGAGAATCTTTCGAGCCTTACGCTCTTTGACTACTGGAGTCCATCGACGGCCGTACAGCGCGTGCTCTCGGGGATAGCCGTCGATACACTTTCGATAAAGCTGAATGGCGATTTCCACGAATTTGACTTCAGCGGCCAGGCACAGGATTTAGTGGATACCGCCAGTTTTCAGAGCGGCCAATTCGCATTGTCGACTTTTCCGGCGGAGCCCAGCGTGGCGCCGATTAACTACTCGATCATTCCAGGAAACCTTGGACAGGCCTGGCTGGGCAGCTCGCCCGCGCGTTTTTACACCTTAACTAACGCGGAGGTAACCATCACAAACAATCTGGAGCTGCGGGCCAGTGAGTTCGGCGCCATCCTGCCCAGCGCGATTTCTCCCGGGCAGCGAACGGTCTCGATTAACTTCAGCATCTTCGAAATGGACGATGCGGCCACGGCAACTCTGTATCAGGCGGCCCGACAAAGATCGCCCATCAGCGTCATGATGCAACTGGGGCAGCAGCAGGGCCAGTTATTCGGCATTTACATGAATAGCGTCGTGCCGGAGGTGCCGGCTTTCGATGATTCACAGACGCGACTGCAGTGGCAATTTCAAAACTGCCGGGCGCAAGGAAGCGTGAATGATGAGATTTATGTGGCGTTCGGGTAAGGAACGAAGCGATGGCGCGGAGGGGCCGGGAACGCCTAATGGCGCCGTGCACTACGACAGCGTGGTTTCGATTGAGTCCAAGGCCGCGCCTGGAGTCAGGTTCGCGATCCAGCGCATCTCATTTGGGCGGCGAATGGAGCTGAGCAGGCAAGTCCGTGAGATCAGCCGGAAGGCGGAGTTCCTGGAGGCAGGCACGGAGGTCCACGAGAAAATTGAAGCCAACATTCTGGCGCAAGAAATTGATGCGATGTACTTGCAGTGGGGGCTGGTGAGGATCGATGGATTGATTATTGATGGCGAGCCCGCCACCGCGGTGCAGTTACTGGAAAAGGGCCCGGAAGACCTAGCGCGTGAGGTTGTGGGTGCGATCAAGGAGCAGTGTGGGTTAAGCGAGGCAGAAAGAAAAAACTGATCGTCGCGTTCCATTTTCAACTTGGACACAAGGCCGCGTGGAGCTGCGACATATGCAGAAAGAGCGGTCTGGAGAGAAAGCGGCGGTGCGGTTGGCTGGTGAATGATGCCGATTCGATCCTACCGATCGTGTGGGTACGAGGAAGAGTATCGCTCGGGACCTGTCCAACGTCGTACATCACATCGGAGAGCATTGCGCTGCTGGAGGAGTTCCATGCGTGGAAGCTCTTTGGCACGGGTAGCGTTTACGACTTGCCGGCCCGCTTGGTGGAGGCGATCTTTGTATTGGAGAAGGAACTGAGGGCGGAAAGCAACGATGGCCAAAAGTAAGTGGGAAGATCTACTGCCTGCGAGCAGCGCTGGGAACGCCTCGCGAAGTGACTTACTCGGACAACTGGCCGCATCGACGGGGAGCGGTACTGGGGGCGGTACGGGCGGTTCTATCGGGAGTGGTTTGACCCAAGGCAGCAACTCTGATGTCACGGAGCAGTTGACTTCTTTGACGACACAAATCAGCAGTCTGAGTTCCATTGAGCAATCGCAAATTAACGCACTCCAGGACAATACACAAGCAGTCACGCAGAGCACCACATCGAAGACGAGCAGCGGATCTTCAGTTGGCAGCACGGTGGAGAGCGCTGCGTCGAGTTTCCTGGGCGGAGGGCTGAGTAGCTTGTCGCCTTTGATCGGCGGACTCCTGAGTCTGTTCGGAGGGGGCGGCCAGACATTAGCCGTGCCATCTCCATTTATGTTACCTGCGCCAGTGCAATCGGAAGCAGGACTGACGGCGAGCACGCCTGGGCAAGTGGCGCCAGTGAGCTATGGAGAAACGGGTCAGCCACGCGCACAATCGGCCAGCGCATCGCCACAGGTCACTATCCAGGTGAACGCGATGGATAGCCAATCGTTCCTTGACCACAGCGATGACATAGCAAATGCGGTGAAACAGGCAATCTTGAACTCGAGTTCGCTGAACGACGTAATTTCCAGCCTTTAGATATGAGCACATTTCCGACATTGAAAACCGGGGCTGTGATGCAGTACCCCGCCCAACGCGGCTTGCAGTTCTCGACGACTGCCTTGCAATTCGTGGATGGATCGGAACAGCGCTTCCGTAGTTACCAAGCGCTGCTTCATAAGTGGGTGATCCAGCTTAGTCTGCTGGATCAGAGCGAGTTGCAGCAATTCCAAGAGTTCTTCCGCGACATTGCGGGGCCGGCTGGAGACTTCGCTTTCACAGACCCCTGGGATGGCGCGAACTATCCAAGCTGCAGCTTAGCGAGCGATAGCATGGAGGCGGTGCTGGCGGGCGAATGGAATGGCGAGACTACGCTGATCGTATTGGAGAACGGAAGCTGACATGCTCTACTATCCGCAGCTCACCACCGGCGCCATTTCGCAGTTCCCGGTTACACGCAGTACCAATATGCGCACAGTTGCCAATCAACTTGCGAGCGGCTACGCGATTCGGATGGCGGATACGGGCGCACAGAAGGTGCAGTGGCAGCTTCGATATTCGGATCTTACCGATGGCGAACGATCTTCCATGGAGAGCCTGTTTGAAGCCGCCCAGGGTCAACTGAATACGTTCACCTTCTTAGATCCCACCGCCAATTTATTGATGTGGAGCGAGGACTGGACGCAAGCGGTGTGGACGGCCGATCCCCTTTTGCAAGTCACTGGCGGAGTGCAAGACCCGTTGGGAGGCAGTGACGCAATCCAACTCACGAACACCGGCCAAACAATGCAACAGATTGTTCAGAGCACAAGCGGACCCAGTTCGTTCGTGTACTGCTACAGCGTGTACGTACGGAGCAATGCGCCTGCGGCGATTCAGCTTGTTGTGACGGCAACAGGACAGACCGCTCTGACGCCGGTAACCACAAGTGCTTCGTGGTTACGTGTGACCGCTTCCGGCAGCCTCTCGGTTCAGCAAGACGGGATTGGTTTTGGAGTGCAATTGCCGGCAGGCGTCCAAGTGGATGCATTCGGCGCTCAAGTGGAGGCGCAACCCGGCGCGGGACTGTACAAGAAAACTATCGACCTCGGTGGTATCTATTCGAGTACGCGATTCTCTTCCGACTTACTCTCAGTTACCGCGACCGCACTCAACCAGAGCTCGTGCCAGATCGACTTGATCAGCAGTTTGACTTGAACTCGACAGCGGAACCAGAGAGCCCATCGCAGAATGAACACGATCAACGTTCTGAAAGAGCTGGAAGTTCCCGGCACCCCGCTGTTTTTGTTCGATTGTACGCTGCCAAGCGGCGATATTCAGCACTGGAGCACTCACAACGTTACTGTGAACGGCCAGCAGTATCTGAGCCGGGTGCTCAAGCATAATATCTTCGATTTGAACTCCAGTCCGGAAGCCGCGACTGACGGCGTCTCGACAGTCTCCATCACACTTGCCAATGCGGACTCTTTTCTTTCCTCGATTGAACGCAATATTGGATGGAAAGGATCAGGACTAGCGGTCACCTTTGTGTTCTTCGATTTAACTAACCAAGTGGTGGCGTCGGACAGCCAGGTAGTATTCCGCGGAATCGCAAATCCTCCGGATCAATCCACTGAATCGACCTTGCGGCTCAGCTTTACCAACACGCTGAACCTACAGCGGGTGTTCTTGCCTGAGGTCCGTATTCAAAAGCTGTGTCCTTGGAATTTTCCGAGTACTGCGGCGCAGCGACAGGCGGCAGTCACGGCTGGAACCGAGGGGGCCTTTTCTCCCTTTTATCAATGCGGATATTCACCGGATCAGTCCGGCGGTGTCGGAAATATGAATGCGGGAGTCCCCTACACCACCTGCAACTATTCGCGCACGCAATGCCAGCAGAGAGGGATGTTCGACACGGACAATCGGAATAATGTAACGCGAAGGTTTGGCGGCATTGAATTCGTGCCGGCATCGATTATGGTGCGCACCTATGGCTCGAAGACATCGCAATTATCCACGCCCCTGCCGAATCAAGCCCTCTACAACGACTTCGTTCCGCTGATCTACGGCACCGGGTGGTATCAGCCGCCGATTGTACTTGCTAGAAACGATGGGAATCTTACCCACTTCGAAATACTGCTCGGAGTTGGACAGATTGGCGGCGTTATTGCGGTAATCGTGAATAATACCCAGATCCCGGTTGGGGTGAACGGGACGAATATGACGGCGACAGGTTGGTACAACGTCATCAGTTTCGGAACCAGGAACGGGACCTTCAATCCGGACTTCAGCAATTCTGCCGGACAGCCGTTAGGCGATCCCTACGGAAGCATGGCGTTCATGTCACTTGTGGTGCCCAACTCGATTTCTAATGGAACGTCGTTCCCCGAGGTCGATGTCCTGATTCAAGGCCTCCAACTCGCGGAATTTGATTCCAGCGGTGGCTATATCAGCAATGTGTTTACGAATAACCCAGCCTGGGTGATGCTAGACGCGCTGCTGCGCAGCGGCTGGAACTTGGCGCAACTGGACCTTGCAACTTTTTCCAACGTCGCGCAGAGATGCAACGGGCTGGTCCCGACGGTGGACGTGAACGGCAACAGCACTACGATTCCACGTTATCAATGTAACCTTCTACTGACGGGGCGCCGCAGCGCTGGTGACATCATTCGCGGCATTCGGAACGGGTCGGCGATGTACCTCAGTTTTGATTCAAACGGCCTGATCCAGTTAAGGCCTGAGGACACACTGGCGAACCAGCAGCCAACGCAGTCGGCTAGCAGTAATAGCACCGAAGCGTTGAACGGCGGATGGCCGGCCTATGAATTCGGCGATGACGCGTTTTCAGGCATTGTGCGCAGCGCAAACGGGACGCCCTCACTCACGGTAACCTCGCAGAGCATAGCCAACAGTCCGAACCAATATACCGTTGAATTTCAAGACGAGTTCAATAGTTATCAGCAAGACAGCCTATCGTTGGTGGATATCGATGATTTCTTGGTGACAGGGCAGGAGGTGACCACTACGCTAACGGCGCTCGGTCTGCCGAATTTCGACCAAGCAAACCGAGCGGCGGCACTTCAGTTATACAAGTCGGTAAACGGCAACACATATGTTCAGTTTGAAACCAGCGTGAAAGGTGTGGGGCTAAGGCCAGGCGATATTATCACATTGACTTACGCGAGGGGAGGCTTCAGCCGTCAGCCATTCCGAATTACAAAGCTATCTCCCGGTGTCAATTTCATTACGGCTGTTATCACTGCACAGATCCATGACGACGCTTGGTACACGGCGGTCAACTCGGGTGCGGCGAGCCCGGGACGCCAGGGCGCCTTCGACGTCGCACTGCCCAGGCCGCTTGTGGGCAGCGTGATCGATAACAACGGAGTGGAGCAGTTTGGAATCTCGGAAAGCTCCACGGAGAGCACGGATGGCAGCATTACCGAGAATGTGTCGGTCTCTTTCTCGGTTCCGGCAAGACCGGCGGCAAGCGCAGCAGGCATCCCCCTGATGGGGCTGAACGCTCAGGTGAATAACAGCGGAGGAAGCGTGGCAGGAGGGCAAATGCTGTACTACGGGATCAGCGCGAATGATGCGAACGGAGCTGAAGGCTGGCTCTCATTTATTGCGATGGTGAACATCCCGGCAGGGGACAACACGAATCAAGTTACTCTTGAGAGTCTCAGTTTTTCGTCGGCTGCCGTCTCTTTTAATGTTTATCGCGGCCCAAATCCTACGCAGATATTGCAGATTGCAAGTGGCGTTGCGATCGGCACTCAGTTTGTCGACTCGGGACTAACTGCATCGTTGCAGGGTCCACCGGACCCTAATTACGACCACGCGAACTTCTATTGGCGATTGGAACTCCAACCTCCGGAGCCAGTTGGAATAGACTCGGCTACGACTATTGGTAACAGCACGCTGAACATGGTGCTGAACCTGTACAACGGGGCCACTGTGCGAATCACCGCGGGTACGGGAGCAGGGCAGGAACGGACGATAGCCTCCAACACGGCAAGTACGCTCACGGTCACGACACAGTGGAGCATCCAGCCGGATACCACGAGTTCCTTCCTGATTGCCGACTCCACTTGGCAGTTTGGAGCTTCCAGTAACGCGTCGCCGGTTGCGTTTGCCGTGCCGAATCGCCAAGGAGTAACCATTCATGTTTCCGGCTTGGCTGCGAACGTCCTGGACGAGGAATGCGCGTATGCATTGTCGCCCCTCACGCGCTGGACAATCACGGGCTCGACGGGCGCAGCTCTCGATACCGACGTTTCAGGACAGCCTATCTTCGGCCTCTATCCGATCGGCGCTGGCAGTATTGAGGCGCTCGGGATTGCGTTCACCAGCTTAACGAATACGTTGTCCATCAGCGCAGGCACCTTGACGCTGGCCTATTGGGATGAGTTGAACGGACCTTCCCTCATCTTGCTCAGCGCCGCAATGGGCACGACGGACATTTCGTTTACCGTGGCTACGGCGGTATCAGCGTCCAGTGGAGACCTGGTGCAGATTGATGCGGAAGTCATGGTGGTTCAACAAAACCTTGCGAACAGCACAACCGTGCCGGTCACTCGTGCCTCTCACGGAACAACCGCTGCGGCCCACACGGCTCAAACGGGCGTGTACTTTCTTGAGAAGAAGATTTTCATACTGCCTTTCGCGCAGGACTTTTTCGGAAGTCCCGCGAGCGGGAGCTATGCGTTTCCGATCACGATTCCCGATGTTCGGATTGCCGCGGCCGAGCTGTTCATGACCAATTCAAGGGGCAATAGCAGCGTGGCAGCCGAATCCTTTACGAGCACTACCGATTTGGGCCTTCGAAGTCTATTGGGAGGGCAACTAACAATTCAGGTTGAGGGTCCTCTGGCGATTCAGACCAACGCGGCGCCCCCGCTGCTGGTGGAGAACACGTGTTCGGTGCGCGACGTTTACGCTGTTGTGCAGGACGCACCTTCCGGAGCGCCAGTAACGATGCAAGTAACCCAAAACGGGCAGGTCTATTGCGAGCTGACAATCGCGACCGGAGCGACGGTATCGAATGTCGTAGATGGCTTTGCGCTCGGCCCCCTGCAAGCTCAAGCAATAGTTGGCCTGAGCATTACGTCCGTGGTGCAGACTGCCAGCACAACCCCAGGCATGAACTTAACCGTGACGATTCGACTGTAGACACTCTGAGGCATGTCCGAGACTTTGCAAAAGCTGCAGCCCGACCGGGATCTGCAATGCTACTTCTTCGAACCATCGGCCGTGGCCGCACTGAGCGCAACCAGCGCAACTGGGTTTACGGTATCGGGCACTTGGCGCCAGCAGTTTGACTGGGCGGTGGTCGAGTGGAATCGCGATAACGTCTTCGAGCATCCGGCGTTTCGTTCTTTGCCCGACGGTGATCTCAGTGGATTGACGTTAAGTTATCGGGAGACTCGGGAAAACTGCATTCCACTAGATTCCGATTTGTATGCCACGGTTGCTTGGCCGACTCTTCGAATTTGGGCGAACAATGGAAGCGGCGAACAAATCTACCAGATCCCGCTGACGAGTTACGCGACTCCGATCACGGGGAGTTATCAATCAGCGACTGTGCAGTTCACGCTTAGTGGAACCGCAACCGTTGGAGACTATGTCGGACTCGCATTTCTGTCGGAGCACTATCCGTATCAATTGAACACAGGCGACACGCTGGCTTTCGCGATTCAGAACATCGTTGAGGGGATCAATGCCTTTTCGGCAACGATGCAGGCCTCTGCGACGGGCACTACGATTACAATCACGTACCTTGGCTTGGGGCTCCCTACACCTAGCACCACCGGAGCCAATGGGAACCCGATCGGCGCGTACAGTTATGTGTCGGGCAGCCAGACCGAACAGTGGGATGAGTCCTCGAAACAGTTTTCGGGTGGAACTTCGCCGTCACAGTGGCAAATTACTTTGCCGTTTGCCTCGCTGTCAGATCCCGTGCTTGGTATCGTTCCGGCCAATGCCATCCGGAAGCTGCGATGGACTTATTCAGCAGATCTGCAAGCGGGCGCCTTCGTCCGCAGCGAATTTCAAGTGGTGGTATCGAACTGGACAGTCACTGGCACTGGGCAGGCGTATTCGATCGCTGGTCCAGGCAGCCAGCGCATCGAAGACGATTCGAATCAAGTGCAGTATACGGGCACGTGGGCCAGCGATGGTGGGAACTTCTCGGGCGGCATGATTCATACAACGAGCGTGACGGAATCGAGTGTTAGTTGCGCTTACACGTCTTCTCAAGACCACTCCCTATACTTAGGAACCAGGCTCCTGGCCACGGGTACGCTCATTTCCATTGTTGTCGACGCGGGCGGCGCCCTCAGCGTGAATTTGAACCTTCCCGGCGAAGACGTTCTGATCCGGACTCTGCTAGCCCAGCTTGGTCCCGGTGCCCATACCGTGACGGCAACGCACGTTGGCGATGCTGGAACTTACTTCTATTTTGATTTTCTTGAGATAGCCATTCCGTCAACGACCCTACCCACTGAGACCACTGAGATCAAGCTTGCAGCAGCCACGGACTGGGATACGGAGCACTCCCTGGCGCTCGCGCCGGAGCGGACGGCCTGGATAATCTATTCCCTCGGCTTCCGGGCTCGCGTGAATCATTACGTCGGCGCGCTATGGTTTTATGAGCTGACCTGCGCCGGTCAGCAATACGCGTCCGCCACGGTTACGTTCTCTGGGTCTCCAGATGCGAATCTCATTACTCGGATTATTCTCGGCACAAGCGGTCAGCCGGCTTCGACAGACACCACGATCGAGCACTTGAATCTGATCGGCGACACGACGGCGACGCTGGCTACGGCCTTTGCGCTTTTGCTGAATAGCGGCTTTACGGCGGTCTGGGCGCAAGCCAGCGGCAGCCAACTGACGATCTATTCGCGCTCCATGGGCACGGATGGCAATGCGATCACCATCGCGACCAGTGCGAATACCACGAACCTGACAATCACAATCTCAGGAACCACCACGACATCGGGAATCAATGCCTTCTCAGGCGGCGTGGATGGTAATTGGTACACCGACCTCGAGGCGATGCCCCGGCTGAACCGCGCGGTACGCGACTGGAGCCAGAGCTATTATCAGGCACTCAACGGCTATGGATTCGATATCACCGCCTCGTTCAGTATGGAACTCGGCAATGGCGATCCGTCGGCGGACACTGGCATCGCGCAACGTTACCCAGACCAAACCCCGGCGCTACTCACTACGCCGTCGCTGCAAACGAATTTCTCGCCCACTAGCGCGACCTTCTGGCAGCAAGTGCATTTGGACATGGCGACTGTAATGAGTGCCGCGGGGCTCACACCGTATCTGCAGTTCGGCGAAGTTCAGTGGTGGTACTTTCCAAACGTTACGGCGATCACTGGCGCTGTTTCCGGTATGCCGTTCTACGACGCCTACACGACCACCACTTTCCAAGCGCAGTTTAGCCGTGCGATGGCGTTGATTACCAGCAATAATGTAGATCCATCAACAATTCCACAGGAGGCTGCTTTCCTGCCGAGCTTGATCGGCAGCTTCACCGCGCAGATCCGCGCCTTTGTTCGGGCCACCTATCCGACGTGCCGTTTTGAAGTGCTCTATCCTCCCGACGTGAACAATTTTTCGCTCACCAAGGTCATCAACTATCCAACAACCGACTGGACGCCCACCAATCTGAATTGCCTGAAGACGGAGAGCTTTACTTACACCTATGATCGCAATTTAGACATGGCTCTTGTATCCATGAATTTCGTAAACAACCTTGGCTTTACTCCGTCACAGCGGAGTCATCTGGTGGGTGTCAGCGACTCCTCTACCGCGTGGCTTAAGGAGGTGAGGCTTGCCGAAGGACAAGGGTTTGAATCCGTCGTCCTATTTGCACTCGACCAAATGTGCTTGATCGGTTACTCACTACCGCTCTCGCGCGGTATGCGTCGAAGCGCGCAACTCGGGTAA